CTATTACTGCTACGCACCTCTCTCCTGATGAGGACTTTGTAGATGTGTTCGTACAGAGTGGCGACTTCGACGCTATCAATGAGAATCGTGCCGGCTGCTGCATGGCCAGTGATCTGACAGCCGAATCGTTGGCACGTCTGCATCAAGCAGCTTGGAAGGCTGCCTTTACTGGTGGCAGACTTCACTAATTTATTAACTCATTATTTCATTAAATCATCAATTCATTAAAATATACAATTATGAAACATTCAGCAGATTTTTACAAGGTAGTGAACGCAGTTATCAACACTCTTAATCAGGGTGATTCAGTGGCTTACGTCTCAGGTGGTCAGGGTGGCAGTGGCTTTGGCCTGTTTTCACCAGATGAAGACTTCCGCGAGTTGCGGATGCACCTCCTGGATGACTTTACATCTATTGAGGAACTGGATGCCGATGACGATGAGCTGTTCAATGATTGGAGTGGGGTAGAGGACTATGATTCTTCATTCGATTTCTACGAGTTTTCAACATCCACCTCTCGCCTTCAGGTAATGATCAATCCAGATAATTATGTCAACAGCTATGACCTGCGCGACATGATTAGTGATGACTACGACCTGGAGTGTGGCGAGATTACCGAGGGTATGAATGGTTATCCCAGCTGCCTGCGTGGTTGTGTGCTTCTGAATGGTGGCGACACTACGATTGAGGGTGCTCAGGCTATTGCCGATCTCTATGGTGTGCAACTGGTATCACTGCATCGTCGTGCCGGTTGGGATCTCTGGGAGTGCAAAGGTACTGCCTATGAGTTGTACGACTTCCAGGACTTCGTGAGCAGCCATGATGACAACATCGTTACTTTCTGTAGTTTCAAGTCTTATGCTGACTATCTGCGTGAGGTGGCTGCCGAGGTTGCCGACGATGAAGAGCCTACGTCTGAGTTTGTAGAGCTGGCTGATAAGGTAGAGAATGAAGTGTTAAGTGTGAATGAGTTTATTAGCGTCAACACCTATGATTTGACTCGCTATGAGAAAGAAAAGATGCTTTGTGACCACTTCGAGTATGACAGTCACTATTATACGTTGGCCCTGGACTGCATGGTAACAGAATAGTCCGTTATAGTATCACTAAAATATCACTATTTTTTCACTATTATTTCACCGTTTCACTAAAAAACAGAAAACAATTATGACACAGAAAGATTACATTGCACTGGTGAACCAGGCACAGAGAAAGAGTTATGAGTATTACGTCCTGTCGGCTCCGACTATCAGCGACACAGAGTTTGATGTGTTGGTGGCTGAGATCGAGAAGGCTGAGTCTGAACATCCTGAGTGGATAGTTCCTGACTCTCCGACACAGTGCGTAGGTTCCGACCTGTCGGCCAATGGTCGCCGTCAGATCATCCATCGTACACCGATGCTGTCGTGCCAGAAGGCTAAGAACCTGGACGAACTGGCTAAGTGGGTTAGTAAGAGTGAGCAGCGTATGAATGAGCTGACACATAGCAACCATACCGGCGGTTACAACTATGTGCTGATGTGGAAGTATGACGGCATTTCGTGCTCTATCGTTTATCAGGATGGCGAACTGGTGAGTGCATCGACTCGTGGCGATGGTAGGGTAGGGCAGGATATCACCGAGCATGTGAAGATGATGGGTAGTGTGCCCCAGCAGCTTTCAAAGATTTACTATGGCGAGGGCTTTTCTCTCAAAGGTCGTATTGAAGTGCGTGGTGAGATCTGTTGCAGTAAGAAGAATCTGCCGTTGCTCTCGCAGAAGTACACCGACTGCCGTACTGCCGCCAGCAGCTTGTGCAACCAGGCCGTGCCCGATGAGTACGACATGGCTATGCTCGACTTCATTCCATGGGATGCTATAATTGACGAACAGATCAGCTGCCAGCGTCACCTTTGTTCTACGCCGTTGGGTTATCCATGGCATAAGCTCTCATTCCTGGAGAACCTGCGTTTTGTGCATCGTGCAGAGACTTTCTCGCCTCATGGCTACGAAGCCTGTGCTGCCTGCATTGCAGAGCGTGAGAAGGAGCGTGACGCTTATCCTTGGCCTGTTGATGGTGTGGTTATACGCATTACGCATGATGACTACTTCCAGATGTTCGGTGCCACTGAGCACCATCCTCATGGCTCTATTGCCTATAAGTTTGCACCGGCTAAGACCATTACCCGCTGCACTCGCATTGAGGTGACTGTCGGTAAGACCGGCAAGCGTACTCCCGTCGTACACTTCGAGCCTGTCACCATTATGGGCCGTACCGTCCGTAAGGCCAGCGTGGGCAGTGAGGCCACTCTCCAGCGTCTTGGTGTGGTGATGGGTAGCACCATCGAGGTAGGACTGGCTAACGATGTCCGTCCGACTGTCTATCGCGTTATAGGGGATGTGGAAAATCAGGCTCCCGAAGTTACGGAAAATGACCCCTTAGAGGGTATCGACTTCCCTGGTGAAGAGAGTCCTGTGTGTAGCAACATCGTTGCTGCCTCTGAAGAGGAACAGCCCGAAGAGCCTTGGTTGGCTCCGTCGTTTGCAGATCTCTATCCAGAAGCATTGGAGCGTCACGATGCCCCTACGCCTCCAGTAGTGGAGCCTGTTGCCGCTCCTGTCAGTGAGAATGAGGGCCAGCAGTCGCCTGGTGGCTCTGTTGCCGCTCCTAACGGTAAGCATAAGATCCTGGCTGCCGTGACCACTCTCTGCGTGGCTCTGGCCGTTGTGTGTGGTGCTGCCGTGCTCCTGGGTGCTCTGGCCTTTGCACTGCCGGTGCTCAATGGAACACTTCGCGCATAATCATCAATTCATAGATTCATAAATTCATAAAATCATTATAGTATATGTCAGAAATCAGAGAAAATCAAGTAAGACCACTCCCTATATGGGATGGCGAACTATCACAGTACAGTCAGCATTTTATGACTGGTATGCAGTTTCATGGCCCATTTATTGTGACGGCTCCGCAAGCTCGTAATGACCTTGGCCAGTGTATCATCAGCACTCGATCACCACACCTGGTATGTAAGATTCATGCTTTCAAGACCAATATGGGCGAGGGTGGAAATGAGAAAGCTCGCGCACAGGAAAAGCGTGAGGAAATGGCACGGCTGGCATGGCTTCAGCAACGTGCAGACGCATTCGACAATGAGCGTGAGGCATTGCGTCAGGGCATAACCATCCGTGACTATATCGAGCAGAAGGGTAGGGTATATGACGAAGAGTTTGACCAGCCGCGTATCGTGGTAAAGGTGCCTGGACTCTCAGCCTATCTGGAACTGCTGGGGTGCCTTGATTCATTGAATGAGGGTGAAATGGATTCTATCGACTGGACGGGTGAGCATGGCATATTGGCTACGCTTGACAGCATGGCACAGTGGGCACAGAATATCTGGGATCGAAAAGACCGCCGTTGCCGTGCGTCATCGACACTCGACATGCAGCCGCTACCTGAATGGCAGGCTGATGCCTACGACCCAGAACTGCGTCCCTGGATGCCTAAGAAGCGTGGCCTCGGTCATACCTATATTGACCCCAGCCGTCGCCCAGAACTGTTGCACTCGAAGGCTCCACAAGGCTCTGCCGACTATGGTATGATACGCGATCTGAAACGTGCGACTGCCGACAATGCAGCTGCTGGCATGGCTCCTGAAAACTATGGTGATGAATAATGGTCCTGTATGTGGTTATGTTATAACGACTCTGAAAAATCACAGTTTTCATAAATTCATTAACTCATATTTTCATAAATTCATAAAATAATGACGATTTTATTTTGTCAATTCAAAGTTTTATAGTACATTTGCACCAAATTAAATAATATAGGTTATGGAAAGACTGAAAGAAGTGCTGGCATTTGCCAACAACAAGGGTGGGGTAGCGAAGACTACCACCGTGCAGAACGTGGCTGCCGGACTGCTGAGACGTGACCCGTCGCTGCGCATCCTCTGCATTGACCTGGACCCGCAAGGGAATCTCTCATCGCTCCTGGGATGGAGGGAAAAGATGAAACAGTATCACGAGCAGAAGCACTCGACGCTGACGGTGGCCGACGCTCTGAGGGATGGCGATAACAACCACCTGCCGGTGTATCAGAGCCGCGAGGGGATGTTCTATGTGCCTGCATCGCCCCTGCTGGCCGAGATAGATCCTGACCTGCACCGCCAGATGCAGCCGAAGCTGGTGCTGGCATCGCTGTTTGGTAACGACATTCACTACATGGATAACCTCTACATGGAGGCAGAGCGACTGGATGGCGACTACATAGAGGACTGCTTCGACTATGTGCTGATAGACTGTGCTCCTGCGCTGTCAGAACTGACCTACAACGCCCTGGGTGCCGCTACGGGTGTAATCATACCCGTGCAGCTGGGTTCGCTCAGTGTGGACGGCATAGGGCGCATGATGGAGGCTTACAAGGCGGTTAAGCGGAAACTAAACAACGACCTGGATATGCGGGGCCTGCTGATAGTGATGGCCGATGAGCGTACCAACCTGGCACGAGAGACCAGCGACTTCCTGCGTGACACCTACGATGCCGACATGTTTAAGACGCGCATCCGTCAGTGTGTGAAGGTGGGTGAAAGCCAGTTCCAGCATCAGGACATCTTCGACTATGCACCTGACTGTACCGCTGCCCGCGACTACGACGATTTTATCACGGAATTGTTGAACAATGATAATGAAGAATAACTATGGCTACAAAATCGTATAAGAAAAAGAGCATCGTGGCTGGATCACCGGCTATTCAGGAACACGAGGCCATGATGCAGGAGGTGATGAATGAGCAGCCTGTCAACGATACGCCAGCCGCTCCGACGGCCAGTGTGCCAACAGGTAAGGGTGTGAAGCCTACGGGTGTGTTCTCGCAGTATGCTACCGGCATGACGAAGAATGTGCAGACGCGCATCCCCTTTGACA